AAGAAACTGGTGTCCTCAACATAGAGGATTTAATTAGTTTTTAATTAGATTTCGGTATGTGTACTTACCCTACTTTCTCATGGTTATCCGCACTTCCCCCTTCTTTCAACATTTTCAGGGCTTATCAGTTTATTGTGTGTACTTATCACTCAACTGGCAGAAAGTTTTAAAATTGAATTGTGTTTGATGTTGGTCATCACCCTATCATTAATGAAGGTTACTGTATCGTATGTACCTACAACTTAACGCCTTTGCATAAGGAAGTTATATTGTCAAGAGTATGCCTCTCAAGACTCAATAGAATCTGGGTCTGTTCCAAGTTCACAACAGAATAACTTTAATATTAGACTTATATACAATAATCCTTTACTTTTTGATATTAAAGAATTTAATTTGTATATAATAGGTAAGTTTCTGCATTAAAAACATTAATTTGTGGAATAATACTAATATTAGAATCAATCCTAATGTCCTCATTGTTATTGAATCGCACTTCATGAATGCGATAACAAATAAACTTAGTAGTACAATTTTAAGTGTTTGTTTAATTGTTGTCATGGTGGCTTATTTTGATTGTTTTAAATACTTTACAAATAAAAATAGATGACATTGATACGAAGTATTATTATATTCCTTCGTTTCCCCCTATCTGGGGAAAGTGTCCTTTCGGTCTATATCAACGTCATCCACTTATATAAGTTTCATTGCTTCTTAGCAACTGGAAATCATCTAATTTGATGATCTATCCATATAGCCGTACAAGGCTAATAACTCTGTTTTTGAGATTTGTACATCTCATTATCAGAATTGACATGTGTTAGTTTAGGATTTACTTGTCCTATTTGGCTATATATTGGTGGGTTTGTCAGTGATTTTGGTGAGATTTTTGAGTTTAGGGAAGGATTTTGTTCTATCCTGCGTATCTCGCCCAACTATAAAATCACCACTAAATTATTAAAATCTCACCTAGTCACTCTGTTTTGCAAGCAATACAGTAAATTAATGAGTAATCTAGGTAGAGATAGTAATGTGAGCTGTGAGCGTACAACTCTCAACCAATACATTTCTATCTTCTACCTAAATACTCATCATCACAATTAAGTGACAAACATAAAAACCCTTATATTATACTATCAAGTCACCCTGATAGGTAATTTCTAATAAAAAAAATAGCAATATCATCGGTGGCTTGAATGATATTGCTAAGTATTACCTGTTATTCTTCGGTTAATGCAGCTTCCGTTTTTGGCGGTACAGCTATTAATTCAGGTGCTATATCTGAAGTAACCACCAAACGGAAACGCTTAACTTCTGTCGGAGTACCATCTACAACTCTTGTCTGTACCCATGCTTCTGCTTTGCATGGGATATTATTTACCATTGCTTTGCCGTTATTTTCAGTTATTAAGCCTAGTTCAACAAGTGAATCGAATTGTTTACGCGACAACCTTGCCTTTCTATTGGACAAAATTACGCCGTCGCTGCCTACTGCATCCCCTACAATTTCAAGGGCACCAATGCTGTAATCTCTCATGTTATTAGCATCCTGACTACCGTCCGGCTGTGCAGAGGTTTTTCCCGAATAGATTGTTAATAATATTTCACCCGAAATATTACCCTTAAAATCTTCATTAATTGGTGTTGCTGTTTCCCCGCCTAAATTCGTTTCACCTAGCATTGCTGTAATAACAGCTAATGCATGATATTGTTTTGGTGTGTTTTTTATCTGTGTTTTTTCCATTTTTTAAGATTTAAAAGTGATTAATTTGATTCGTCTTGTTTGCCACCCCCTCTGTTCGAGAGCGAATCATTAAGGGGGTTTGTTATTGTGGTGGTACCTACATCCGATTAAACACAACTTTTTCAAAAAAATATAAAAATTTTTTGATACATATTTTATCAAAAACCTCTAAATCATCCTATTTATACCTAAATCGTATTAAATAATTGTTAATTCTTCTAAAAACACACTAAAAATCACCTCCATTTAAAATTTATTTATTATCTTTGCAGTGCAATTCAGGATTAGCAAGCTGCTAAGAATGATACACCTGAAGAGTCAGAGAAGAAATCTGAGAACCGTCAGGATAGACAGAGGGTTGAGCAAGTAATCCTAGAGATGAAAGTAGTTGTCCCCTCTAATTGCAAAACTGATTAGAATATAAGTTTGAAGTTGGAGCATTACATATAAGTATTGTGTCCTGAATTAACAGGGAGATTAAGTTTCCAAGTGGGTGTAGGCTAAGGCTGACGTACAGTTCAAATGAAATTTCTAATTTAAGATCATAGAGATTATTAAAACGAAGCTGATTCGTAAGGGGATTGGTGTGTAAAACAGAGAACATGAAAGAAGTTTATACAGATTTAGAAAGGAAAGTTAAAGTGTCAGATGAGAGATTTGAGAAAATTAAAATATTTATGGGAAAATGGAGATTAGCTTGGGAAGAAGATGATAGGATGTGTTTTCATTGTTGGACAGATAATGGAATATATAGACTAGTAATCTATCACCAAACAGGAAACATTATTATGTATAGAGATAATGAAGGAGTTCCTATACTAGAATTCAATCCATAAATAAAAAATATTTATAAATTAAAGAGATTAAAAATAAAAGACTTATCTTTGCAACACAATGAAAACAGGAGGAATATTAGAGAGAACATTAACTAGAGAAGATTTTTATGAGACCTTCTTAATAATGCTAGGCTCGAACTATCCAAAAGAGAAAAGACTAACAGAGAATGAAAGGAAGATATTAGTTGAATTTATGAAGTTAACTGATGAGAAGTTTAAGTACAATAGATTCGGTAAGATAGCTAAGAATGTAATAGCTGAAAAAATGAATATAAATAAACCAAATCTTGAAAGATATATTCAGGACTTAAGAAAGAAAGGTTATATAGAGAAAGATGCAGACAATATTAGTTCTTTAAATAAAATGTTAAACCGCTTATTAGGAGTAGGAGAATTAGAATTAAATTTTAAATTCAAAATAAATGATTGATGATATGCTTAACATCCTAGATAAAATAGATCTAGAAGAAAAGAAGATGTTAAAAGACAATGCTACATCAAAAAGACCAGCTGCTGATTTCCTCATCCTAGACAAGATGTCATACAACGCTTTGAAATATGAGCGAGGTATTCCAGAAGATCTAGAGATGGAAGAGTATCATGGTTATATGATTAGTGTTATGGACAGATATGAGGAATATATCAGATTTGTATAAGAAAGTTGCTGAGATACATGGTGTGTCAGAGGATCTAGTTGAAAAAATAATTAGACATAACTTCTCCTATATAGCTATGCATATGAGAGAGAGAAGAACAGATCCCATACTAATACACAACTTTGGAACCTTTTCAGGTTCATTAAGTAAGACAAATAATGAGATAAGAAAATATCTTAGATATTATAGAGCAGGTACAACAACAAGAGAATATACAGTTGAGATGATTACTAAACTCTGGAATCTTCGACAAGAGATAATTAAACAGAAAATATGCTAACAGAATACGAGTTTATAAAAGTAGTTGATCTATATGAAGAGAAAGATGAAGAAGTAATAAATGAAGAAGGTAAGATTGAGAATATAACTTTATATCTACCTATAAAAGAGAAGTTAAAGGTTCCATGGATGTGTAGAGATCTTTCTAAGATCCATGATTTTCAACCTTATTATAATGAGAAAGGAGTATTCAAGAAAGGATATACTATAATTAACCATGACCTCTATGGTAAATTAGTAGTAAAAGATGATTATAACAAGTTAAAAGAGGTACTAAAACAAAATACATATAAAAGAATAGATGGGTTCAAACAATACTAAAGTTGATGGTAAATACGTAAATATCAACAAAATTAAAAATAAGAAAGGTCCAACAACAAGTACAATTACCAAAGATGCTTATTTTCCAGCATCTTTTCCACCACAAACAGAAACATTTGGAGAGATAAATGATATTATTGTACCAGAGAAAAGAATCTTTACAAATGAAAATGATTACACAACAGTAGCTGATTTCAGTAAAGGACTATCTGAAAATAAAAAAGTAGATGAATATAATGATACTCTTTATACAGAAAGAGATCCAGCATCTGATCAGATTATCTTACTAGGACCTAAAGTATTAGTGAGAATGCTAAGATTAAAGCTCTATAACAAAAATGGAATGTGGACAGGTGGACGTACTCATGAAGTACTGTCTAAATCAGAGATGAGAAAGAATATTGAACAGCTACCTGATAATATGCAATTTCAAGATAGAGCAGTAGTTCTACAAGTATCTGATAACTGTAGTGATTGGTTTAAAGAGAAAGTTGTACCAGGAACAATTGTTGAGGTTGATCCAACAGCTTTTAATCCAGGTAGAATGCAGAGATGGTTACATAAAGACAATGTTACGAATAGTTTTGATAACTATTTTATCTTACCTGAATTTATAATTGAGAATATAGTGGACATGGGTGTCAATGAATAAAGTAGAAAGATATATCTCCCAGATCAGATCCTGTTTTGGGAGATATCCTTCTTATAGTGGTGGATGTTTAAAATTCTTTTTAATAATTAAAGAAAAATTTCCTTCAATAGAAGGTTATTATAATGAGGATCATGTTCTAATAAAATACAAGAATAAATTCTATGATATAGATGGAGAGTATACGAAAGATACTTCTCATTTTACTTCAATAGAAGACTGTGGAAAGGATCATATTATTAGATCATTTAAAGGATTACTTAATAAAAACGAAATAGTGTTAATTAAAAAATGGCTGAGATAAATAAAAATAATATTAAACAGTTTTTTCAAGGAAATTTAAGAATGTTTGCAAATAGCTTAAGCAAGTTCACTAGATCTTATATTGGATTAGAAAAACATATACAAGAACAAGTTTACTATAGATCAACAAAATGTCAAGATTGCTTTCAAGAAAAGAAATGTCTTTATTGTGGCTGCTCTGTACCTGGAAAATGGTTTGCAGATGATCAATGTAAAGGTAAGAGATGGCCAGCAATGATGCTTAAAGCTGAAGATTGGGAAAGATATAAACAGGAAAATAATATTGAAATACAACTAAATGATATTTACAATAATAGCTAACATACCAAGAATAACTCCTGAAGCTTTATTCATACCTGAAATGCTAGCAATTTGGGAAGCAGATAAATCTAAAGATAAGATAACAGCAACTAAAGAGTTAATTTATGTTTATCATATGTCTGATCCAAAATCAGTATATGCTAAGCTCTCTAAGGATATGAGAGAGAAAACTATTATTGAAGATTATTTAGGTACAGAATGGAAGCCAACTCCACAGATAGAACTAGCAATAGCTAAATATAAAGCTTTAATTGAAACCCCAATTACTAGATCATTTAAATCAGTATCAATTGCACTAGATAAACTTAATAATACTCTAGAAACATTAAATGCAGTTGATGCTAAGGAAATGGAACAGATAGGTAGAACGATTGAAAAGTATGAAAAGCTAGCTCAATCTTATATGAAATTAAAAGAGTTATCAGAAAAAGAGTTAGAAACAACAAGAAAAATAAAAGGTGGTATTAGACCATCAACAATATTAAACGACTAATAAGTAAAGAAAAATATCTTGAATTAACTACAGAAATCAAAGAAATATATGAGTTCTTAATAGAATTATGATAAAAGGAAAAGTAATATTACCAGAAGTAGCATCTGAATGGACAGATGATATGTTATATAAGGAAGTACCACAAAAGTATATTTCTAGTATATCAGATATGTCTTTAGTAAATCCAGTTAGAAATACTCAATGGCTTTACCTAAAGTTCCATGATTCTTCAGTATTCTCACCAGCTGCTAATGATTTTAATAGATCAGTAAAGGCTAACAAAGGTACTAGTCTTCAACCTTCATATACAAATGCCATTGAAGGAACTATTCAGTATAATGAATATTGGGAGACTCAAAGAAAGAGATGTTTAGAAGGATATGAGCCCTTAATTGATGGTGTTCCTTGTGGTGTTAAAATTACAGGTGAACACTATTTTTATTTGAACTTTACTAGAATTAGAAAGTATACAATAGATGAGAAGACAGGAGAAGAGATTAAAAGATTAGACTTTCCTGATTTCTGTTCTATGGATTACTATTGGTTTCTAGAACTTGAGAAAAATGAGAATCCACAAAAGTATGGATTACCTTCAACAGCTAAGAAAGGAATGATATGTGCTAAGTCACGTCGTAAAGGATATTCATTCAAGAATGCTGCTGGTGCCTTATGGAAATATACTTTCTTTAAGGAATCATTTATAATCATAGCTTCCTATTTGGAAGAATTTGCTAATGCAACTATGAGTATGACTCTTGAGATGTCAAACTTCTTAAATGAATTTACTGAGTTTAGACATCCAAGAATTATTAATAGACAAGATGAAATTAAGTCTGGATATATAGAGAAGGACGCTAATGGAATCCAAATTGAGAAAGGTTATAAGTCGATTATAAAAACTATGACCTTTAAAAACTCTGCATTTAAATCTGTAGGTAAGTCAGCAACTCGTATGATATTTGAGGAAGCTGGTTTGTTTCAGAATCTAAAGACAGCTTATACAATGTCTGAGCCTCTATTCCGAGATGGTGATCGTATGATTGGTATTCCTATTATTTTTGGAACAGGTGGCGATATGTCTGGAGCAACTCAAGATTTTGCTGATATGTTTTATAATCCTAAACAATATGGATTAGCAGAATATAACAACATTTATGAAAAGACTGATATTAATGGTAAATGTGGTTGGTTTGTAGATGAGATGTGGTTTAGACCTGGTGAACTTGTCGTTGATGGAAAACTATGGGAAGGTGTAGATAAAAATGGTAATGCCAATAGATGGGTAGCAGAATATAATCTGGACCTAGAAAGAGAATCTAAAAGAGGATCAGATAAGAAAGCATATAATGCAGCTTTAACACAGAAATGTAAAACACCTTCAGAAGCTTTCTTAATAACTGAAGGAAATGTATTTCAAACTGCTGAATTATATTCAAGATTATCTAAACTTAAATCAGATGACAACTTTAAATACATTGGACAACCAGGTCAGTTAATAGAGACTAATGGTAAAATAGAATGGTTAGGAGATATTAAAAGAAATAAGCTTAAACCAATACTAAATTATCCATTACAAAACAATCAAGATACCGAAGGCTGTATTATAATTTATGAACACCCCTTAGACCAAAGTGGATCTGTACCTGATGATTTATACATTATAGGACATGACCCTTGGGGTATTAATGCTGAAGGTGGTAAATCTTTAGGAGCTACTTATGTTCTTAAAACTAAAAAGCTTGCATTACAAGGATTTGGACATGATGAAATCGTAGCTGAATATGTTGGTAGACCTGATCCAGGTGGTATGGATGAGTATAATTATAACCTAGAGAAGTTAGCTATTTATTATAATGCAAAGATTAACTTTGAAAATGATAGAGGTGAAGTTAGAACTTTCTTTACTAAGAGAAAGAGATTAGATTTATTATGTCCTCCTCCATATTATACTATACAAAGACATTTACCTAATTCAAATATGGCAGGTAGAAAATTTGGTTATTCAATGGGTAATGATCAAATGAAACAAATAGGTGAACAATACTTATATGATTGGTTAGGCGAAAGAAGAGGAATAGATGAAGAAACAGGATTAGATTTAACTAATATAGATTATATAGTATCTAAACCTTTACTTGAAGAATTAATAGCTTATAATCGTAAAGGAAACTTTGACAGAGTAATGGCATTAATGGGATGTATAATTAGGTTAGAAGAAACATATAATAAATATGAGAAAGCTAAACCAGATAAAAATCCAATGGATTTTATCTTTAATAATACAAATTTATTTAAAACTAAAAAAGAATTATATATATATTAAGCATGAGAACTTTTTTTCCAAAACAAAGACTATCTTATTCTCAGAAGTCTGAAAATGATTTTGAGAAGGTAAAACAGTTTGTCAATTCAATTATCAGATATCATGAAGAAGATTTCTGTTTAACATGTCAAGACAAAATTAAAAGAGAGACAACTGATAGTATGTATAATGGAATGAATTGGCAGCATAGACGATTAAAGAATATGCTATCAAATTATCGATTATACAATAATCAGTTAGACCAAGAAGATTTTGTTGAGTACTGCGATTCTTTAGGTATAAAGAAAGAAATTGGTGCTGTTAGTCATGATATTAAACCTTATAATAAAACTTATAATAAGATTAATGTACTCTTAGGTGAAGAATTTAAGAGGCCAGACAATCAAAGAATAGTTTTAGTTAATGCAGAAGGTATTAAATCAAAAATTGCCTATAAAGATAAACTATATAGAGAAGCAATTAATTTTGCTGTACAACAAGAAGTCTTAAAAGTAAGACAACAATTTCCTCAAATAGATCCCCAACAATATCAGTCAGAAGAAGAATATCAGCAAGCTATGCAAGAACAAGAGCAACAAATACAACAAATGGCTGGGCAAGTAATGGATCCTGAACAAATAGAGAAATATATATCTGAAACCTATCTTGATGCTAAAGA